CCAAAAACACTCAAAAGTTTATTTATTCAACCTGCTGCCATTATGGCAGCTAATGCCAATCTGGCAGTCATCAGCATTTCTTATGATTCTTCTGGCAGTCTGCTGGCCTCTTGCCTCTGCTTGGCTCGAGCTGCCTTGGCCTCCCTGATGGCCCTGGCCTGGGCCTTGGCCAGCCTGCTGGTTCTCCTGGCCCTCTCGGTGGCGCGGTGCTGTTGCCTGAGGTGCCAGGGCCTCTCCTCTGGGGCTGAGCTTCCAGGGCTCCAGGCTCCTGGGTTACTGCCTATGGTTCTCATCTGTTGCCCCCTTGGTTCTGGCTTTGGTGGATCCTGCCTCAGTGGTGTTTCGTTCCATCGGTAGTGGTACCCCCATGGGCTGGCATGGGTTCCCTTTGTTAGCCCTTCTGGTGGCATGGCTTAACCCTCTTAACGTGGAGGATATCCTCTGGCTTCATCTCCACTCCCAGCTGCTGGCTCAGGTACTCGGCCAGGTCTGGGAGTATCTCCTGGGTGGGAGCCTCTCTCATCCTCTGGGCCTTTATCTCTGCCTCCAGTTTGTCTGCCAGGATCCTGGCCAGGATGTGAACAGGCAGGCTCTCGACTGCCTTGTGCATGGCGTAGGGATCATGCCCAGCCTTTCTGGAAAAGTAGATTCTCTGAGCCTCCTCCATGGCCAGGTCAGTCTCCAGGGTTTGGTATGCCTGGGCTCTCTCAATGTGGGCTAGTCGTTTCTCGGTGCTCATGGCTTAGAGCCCTTGGCCTTCTTGGGCTTGGCCAGCTGGGTGGCCAGGCTATCCAGGGCCTTGCTCACCACCTCATCAGCTGATACATGCTCCCCATACACAGACTTGGATCTTTTAACCTCGAGGCTCGAGGCCAGTACCTCCTGCCTCACTCGGTTTAATTTCTCTATCGTCTCTGGTTTCAATCTTACCATCTGGCTCATTGTCAATTCTCCAATTGTTCACAGGGTTAACTTTCCAGATGGCTCGGCCTGCCTGGTTCTTATCGGGGAAGAGTACCCCCAGGGATACCAGTACCCCCAGATCTCTCCTCACTGTTCTGGAGCACCATCTCCCCCCAAGGTAGCGAATACACTCCTCGAGGGTGGCCCCATACTTCAGGCCCTGGATCCAGATCACCAGCTTGAGAGCCCTGGCCAGGAGGTGATGCCTCCCCGGCGCTGGCTTTGCCCATCTGCTCTTCGGTCGTTTCTTTGCCATCTGTGTATCTCCTTAGGCTCATAGTATCGACAAGTATACAAGTAAACAACAGATAAGATATCAGATTTTGTATCCAGAGAATCTCTCCAGATCCTGGACTGATCGGAGTTTGTTGATTCCAGATCGGCTGCTAGGATAGGCTTGTTAACTATGAATCGGCTTTCAACTTCGGCAGGCAGGTGGAGAAATGAAATTCTTAGAACGTATGAAGGGGATGGGGGATCTGCTTTCGATCCTCTCGGCTGTGAAGCTCGAGGATGTAACCAAGCTCATCCAACTTGTTAGGACTATTGGCGATGATGGGGCAGAGCTGCGCGTTAGAGTTCTGGCTGTTATCGATGCTGGCTCTGTGCTGGTTGAGTACACAGAGACTCAGGCAGACGATAAGCTCCTGGAGTTCGTCCAGAACATTGCTCAGGAGGATGGCCTCTGGCAGCTGGTGGCAATCGTCCAGGATCTCCTTGACGGAAGCCCAGCTCCATTGGCAGCGATGCAGGGAGAAGGCCTGGCCCTCTCGAAGGGTTCGGGCTCGGTACCCTGGCCCCTGGTTATCCAGCTGGCCCAGGTAATCGTGATGGTTATCCAGAGTCTCAAAAAAAAGGCCTAATCCCATATCATGGCTGAATACCTGGTACCTGTTCTGGTGGGCTTGGCTGGCTTGGCTGTGATGGCCTGGCCTGAGCTTGGGAAGCTCTTCAAGCGTATCCTGTCGAAGCCAGCCTCCCCTGTTATCCCTGGTAACCCAGAGGATGAGGGGGAGCTGGTTTTCGAGGTGGCTGAGTCTGTGGCCCACCTGGCCAACTTGCTCGAGCTTCGAAGGTATCTCGAGGGCAATACGAAGGCCCTCGAGGTAATCGATACCATACTGGCCCCATCGATCATGAAGGCTGGAGGGGTGAAGCATGAAGGCCAATAGAATCATCGGCCTGGTGGTTATTCTTTTTGCCATGGGCTGGAGCTTCAGGGATAAGCTCCCCTCCATCGTTCCTGTACCTCCTCATCCAGCTGTGCCAACTATCGAGGTGCCACAGCTGCTGGGGGATACTCTGCGGTCTGGCTTTGTGGGCAAGGTGCCAGAGGCTGGGGCCTGGGCTGGCTTGCTTGCTGGGATGGCTCGAGCTATCGAGGCAGACGCAAGCCACCCAGAAGGCCCAAGGCTCAGGACCATGGCGGATATCGAGCGGCTCAGAGACTGGGTGGTAAAATGCCCACCTCGGCCTATTGCTGGTGGTGCTACCATCGGCCAGGCCTTAGGGCCTGAGCTGGCCAAGCTCGGAACCTCTACAGAGGAGCTGGATAAGGATGGGAGGAGGGCCTCCCTGGTGAAGCTCTTCGATGGATCTTCCCAGGTGCTCGAGGGGGTTAAGTAATGCGCCACCAATTCGGATGGAGCCCAGACCCAGCTGGAGTGGCCCAGATCGTTTCCGATCCAGAGGTACCAGTCTACGAAATGACCAGCCAGCAGCTGGCCCAGATGGGGAGCCCAGAGGCTCCAGCTGATAAGCCCCCTGTGATTCTCTTCGATGCCCTGCAGCCCATCCATCCCAAGTGGAAGAGGGGAGCCCAGGCGATCGGGGATTGTGTCTCATGGGGCTGGGAGCTGGGTACCACCCTGGCTGTGGCTGTTGATATTCATGCCAGGCTGAGGCCCTGGGTCTGGCCTGGTGAATTCGCTACAGAACCTTATTACGGTGGGGCTCGAGTTGAGGCCCTCGGTAAGTCTCGAGGTGGATGGTCTGATGGGGCCTACGGTGGAGCAGCTGCCAAGTGGGGAACCAAATGGGGAGCCCTGGCAAGGATCGACTGGAGCCAGCGCACGGGCAATTCTGAGCACAATCTCACCAGGTACTCTGGGGATCGTTCGAAGAATTGGGGAAACTTCGGCAACGGGGGAGCAGACGATAAAGGGGCATTAGATCAAATCGCTAGGGAGTTCGCTTTGAGCGAAGCCCCCATGGCGGATTCATTTGAGAAAGCTCGTACAGTTATAGAATCTGGCTTCCCTGTTGTTGTTTGTTCCGATCAGGGCTTGAGCGATCGTAGAGACTCCCAGGGCTTCGTTAGGGGCCAGGGGGTCTGGTATCACTGTATGGTATTCGCTGGGGTGAGATATGATCGGCCAGGCCTGCTCTGTGTGAACAGCTGGGGCAATAGCTGGGGCCTTCAGAATTTCTGGCCCTTGGGCTACTGGCCAGAGGTGGCCAAGTGCTCGGCCTGGGTCGATTCCTCAACATGTAATCGAATGCTAAAACAGCAGGATTCCTATGCGGTCTGTGGAGTAACAGGCCTGAAGCGTAGGGAAATCAAATGGGATCAAGGATGGGAGATAAGCTGATGGTGAGATTCTTGGCTGTATTGCTGGCTGTTTCGATGCTTGCTGGAGGTGCTCCAGGGCAGGATCGGAAGGCCTCGGATTATTCCCAGGGCTGGGCCTGGTCTGGTATTGCCTCCACCACCCTGGAGCACCAATCCAAGCCAGCCCCAACCCCAGACAAAACCCCTGGCTCTGTATGCCCTTCGTGCAACGGATCGGGGAAGGTGGGGGATGGTAGGATTTTCAAAACCTGCCTGGATTGTAAGGGTACGGGGGTGGTTCAATCGGCCAGCCTCCTGCCCTCGATGATCTGCCCAGATGGGAGATGCGATCTCCCAGCCAGGCCAAGCCCCCAGAGCCCAGCTCCCAAGCCAGTTCCAGCAGCTGCCCTCCCAGCCTCGGAGGTTAAGCCCCAGATGGTCTGTGAGGGTGGCAAGTGCTACCTACCAGCCAAGGCCTACCAACCACAGCCCCAGTATCGTTCCACTACCAGCCCCAGAAAGAGCTGGTTCTTCAGGAGGTAACCACTATGAGTTTAGATCTGTTTCAATCGATACCATCCCAACTAGATAGCCCAGCTCGTAATGCTGTGGCTGTTACCCCTAATGATGGTACCGATTTAGTATTCCAGTCTCGTTACATTTATGTGGGAGGAGCTGGCACCTTATCGGTTATTATGGCTGGAGGGCAGACTGTATCTTTTACCTGTGCTGCTGGGGCTTTGCTCCCTATTATGGCGGATCGGGTGAGGGCTACTGGCACCACAGCCACCTTAATAGTAGCCCTCTGGTAGACTTACACAGGATCTCTTTTTTCGGGGTGTTTATACATGATGCTTGGCTATACGATCGACTGGGATAAGATAGGTCAGTTCGTCCAGGTGGTGGGGGTTCCTTTTGCCTGCCTCCTGCTGTTCGTCGGCCCATTCCTCTGGGTGGCCTTCAGCCTGTTTCGGAAGTACGGCTCCAGGATGGCTGAGGCCCATATCAACTTCCTATCGAGCGCCTCGGAGAGCCAAGTTAAAAATGCCCAGACCCTCGAGCGGCTCGAGGAAACTATAGCGGCCAATCAGAAAGGCCATGCGGTGACCCATAGGGCCATCGGCCTGGTGGCTGATGCCAGCCTGGCTATCATTGATGGGGACCACCCCAGGGCCAAGCATGAGCTTTCCAAGGTGGATATCGTTCTTAATAAGGGGTAAGCATGATCCAGTTCATCAGACAGATTCCCAATCATCAGAACCTCACAGATGAGCAGATAGCGGCGGCTTTGAATGCTGCCTCGGTTCAGAGGGTGGATCAGCAGCTTTATACCTGGGCAGGAGTGGCCCTTATCGTGGGGCCTCATAATGCTGAAGCTCTGCGCGTAGCCCTCGAGGCCAACAGTATGGGCTGGGTGGTTCATCAGCTCGGAGGCTCTGGGATCCAGCTTTCTAACCCGATGGTACAGGCTGCTCTGCTAGGCTTCTCCCAAACTGGAGTACCTGGCTGCTCCCAGCTGGCTGCCCAGGGGGTGAGTCTTATTTCGGTCCTGGCCCAGGCGGGGCTCCCAGCGGCCACGGCTGCTGATGTTAACCTGGCCCTGTTCGAGGACTCTAAGGCTTCTCTGATCCAGGCGGCTGCTGATCGATATAACCTGTTTGTCTCTGCTGTGAATGCCTGGGATGGATCAGGAGAGGAGCCAGTACTCTGATGCCATGGAACCAGATAGCAAATAATATATTTATAGGTGCTGGTGGAGTCTCTTCAGGAACCAGAGCCAATACTCCACTAAATGCGGCTTATAATCATTTAGTTAGTGGCCCTGCTGTTGGCTATCGATTTCGAGCGCAAAAGGCTGGAGCTTTGCAGGAGTGCTATGCTTTCTTAGATACAACTACAGGTACGAGAGCAAATATATCTTTGCGGTGTAGATTGTATATTGATAACAATTCTGGAGGTGCTACTCGGCCTGGTAATACATTAGTAGCAACAGCTACTAATGCTGCTTTGCCTGCCTCAGATGACAGGTGGATTAGGTGGGAATTCCCTACTTTACCGATTTTGACATTCGATGAAAATTACTGGATTGTCATTGATAACTTAGCGGCTGTGCCTGCCACAGATTTTCCAGGTATACTTTCGGGTGTTTCGTTTAGGCAATTAGGAAGATTGCCTAACAGTGAGACGATTCTTAACGGATATTCTACAACTAACGGATATACAACATCTGGCTCCTCGGCCCATCCTGGTTTAGTGTATCTAGTGGATGGCGAAGCATATGGCAATCCTTTCACACTTGTATCTAGTGCATACACTTCAAATCAACTAAGGCATGGTGCCTTATTTTCTAATGACCTAGCCAGGTTTCGGTACTGGACTTTTCAAGCAGATGGAGCCACAGCTTCTACAAATCTTTTTGAGGTGCATGATCCTTTATTAGCTCCTGGCTCAGGAATTATTCACTCGTCAGTAATACCTATCGCGGCAGTTGATACAACAGGCGGTATGCAATTCTTGCCATTGCTTGAGGTTTCAGGGTCAGGCGAATTTATTGTAAGCGTTCGTTCCACTGTGAACACTACTGGGCCAAGCTGCTTTGTAATTGAAGGCTATTCAGATTACCCAGCTGTGTTCAATCAGTTTTTTGATAATTTCACTACTCCAAGAGCAATACAGGAAGCGGCCGGAGTGTGGGCTATTATTCCTGGAGCTGCGGCCAGAATTAGCCTTCCTGCTTCGGAGTTCAGATCCTCAGGCGGCTCTATTTGGTTACCTCGAAACATGGCTGGAGGCTTCACAGAATGAGGCGAAAAATCTTCGCTGGTACTTCCAGCTTTGCTCTCTCTATCGTGGCATTCAATAGCACCACAGGGGCTGGGCTCACTGGGTTAACCCATACCACCCCTGGCCTGGTGCTGGAGTACAGGAGGCAGGGCCAGGCCTCATGGGTGACTGTTCCCCTGGTGGCTGGTACACTCGGTACCTGGGTCTCAGGTGGGATCGTGGCCAACGGATCCAGGGATGGCAGATATGAGATAGGCCTCCCCGATGCTGCCCTGGCCAGCGGTGCCAGGTTCGTGGAAGTCTGCTTGAGGGGAGCGGCCAACCTCCACCCTGTAGACTTGGAGCTTGAGCTGGATGCTGTGAATTATCAGGATGGGGCTGGCTTCGGCCTGTCTCGGATGGATGCTGCGATCACCTCGAGGCCAACCCTGGCCCAGATCGAGGCTTCTACCATCTTGGCCAAGGAGTCTACTGTGAATGCGGTGGGTACTGTGGCCTCTGCTAGGCCTACCCTATCGCAAATCGAGGCCTCTACGGTTCTGGCCAAGGAGGCTTCAGTTAACACGGTGGCGGCCGGTGTGGCTACCTTGCTGGGTCGGATCACCTCTGGGGTGGGTTCGATGTTCCTGGATCTCATCCAGATGATTACTGGGGCTGGTACGGTGAATGCCAGGTACACAGCCAAGGCCCTCGAGAATGCCCCCACCTCCAGCGGCGCTGGTACTGGTACTGGTGCCAGGTCAGTGGTGGTAACGGTGCTCCTCTCTGGTTCTCCAGTGGAGGGGGCTCAGGTTCGGCTCACCAAGGGGGCAGAAACTTATATCGGCTCATCGGATCTTTCCGGCCTGGTTACCTTCAACGTGGATGATGGTACCTGGGTGGTATCGATCACCTCCCCTGGGGCCTACTTCACTGGGGCCAGCCTGGTGGTGGATGGATCAGAATCTGTGAGTTATTCCCTCACAGGCGGCTCTGCCATCGTTCCCAGCCTGCCTGGGTACCTCACAGGGTACTGGCTCTGCCTCTCCCCCTCTGGAGTACCTGAATCTGGGGTAACGGTATCCATGCAGGTCTCGGCCCTTCCCTCGGGATCGGTGGGCCTGGCCCTGGATAATACAATCAGGGGGGCCACCAGCGGGGTGGATGGGGTGGCACAATTTGAAAATCTGATTCCTGGGGTACGATATGCGATATGGAGGGGGGCTGGGGATAAGCATTATGTCACCATCCCTAGCAATGTGAGCAGCCCTCTGGCCCTCAATTCGATTATCGGCAACCCGTAGGAACCATGGCCCAAGACAAGGAAGCATACGAAGCCCATCGGCTGAAAATGGCCCAGCGTATGCGAGAGCTTCGGGCTGCTGGCTCGGATCTCGGAGAGATACCCCCTCCCTTCGATCAGGAGAGGAGGGATCGGGGCCAGGAGTCTTTCCGGTTCTTCTGCGAGACTTATAGGCCCAAGGCCTTTTACCTGGGCTGGAGTACTGCCCACCTCAGGGCCATCGATCGGCTGGAGGTCACGGTCAGGCAGGGGGGCCTGTTCGCTCTGGCCATGCCTCGAGGCCAGGGCAAAACCACCCTGGGAATCACGGCGGCCATCTGGGCTCTGCTCTATGGCTTTCGTCGTTATGTCTGCCTCATCGGGGCCACAGAGACCAAGGCAGAGCGGCTCCTCAAATCGATCAAATCGGAGCTAAGGCATAATGCCCTGTTACTGGAGGATTTTCCAGAAGTCTGCCTCCCCATCAGAGCCCTCGAGGGGAAGGCCTCCAGGGCCTCGAGCCAGACGATCGGGGGGGATCCTACGGGGATCGAGTGGCTCACCAATTTTATCGTACTCCCAACGGTACAGGGCTCCCCTGCTTCCGGTGGGGTGGTCTCGGTTTGCGGGATCACTGGGGATGTGAGAGGCCAGCAGTACACAACCCCCCAGGGGGATGTTCTCAGGCCTGATTATGTCATCCCTGATGATCCCCAGACCCATGAGAGCGCGAAGAGCGGGGAGCAGACAGCGGATAGGATCTCCATTATCAACGGGGATGTTCTGGGGCTCTCCGGCCCTGGGGTGAAAATCGCGGGGGTCATGCCCTGTACGGTCATCAGAAAGGGGGATCTGGCAGACCAGGCCTTAGATCGGGAAGTCTCCCCGGAGTGGCATGGGGAGCGTACCCAGATGCTCTATGGGATGCCCACCAGCATGGATCTCTGGAGCCAGTACTATGAAATCCGGTCGGCCTCGATGCGCAACGGGGGAACGGGGGAGGAGGCCACGGAATTCTACAGGGAGAACCTCGAGGAGATGAATCAGGGCTGTGAGCCCAGCTGGCCTGAGCGGTTCAATTACGATGAGGCTTCAGCTATCCAGAATGCCATGAATCTCTATTTTCGGGATGAGAGCACCTTCTGGGCAGAGTATCAGAATCACCCCCTCGAGATTCAATCGGACGATGCCACCCTTTCTGAGGATGAGATATCCCACAGGGTGGGGATCCATAAGCGGGGCCAGCTGCCAGAGTACACTGATAAGCTGGTGGGCTTCATCGATATTCAGCAGGAGCTGCTGTATTATGGCGCGGCTGGCTTCAAGTTCGACTTCTCTGGAGGTGTGGTGGAGTATGGGGCCTGGCCCCATCAGCGTGGGGATTCCTTCAAGCTGGCTGGGGTTCGGAAGAGCCTATCCAGAATATACCCAGGAGACTCCCTCGAGGTGAGGTGGAAGAAAGGCCTCACGGATCTGGTGGAATACCTGGTGGGCAAGAAGTGGAAAACCGATTCAGGCCTGGAGCTGGGATTCTCCAAGATCCTCATAGATGCTAACTATGGGATCTCTCGGAACCTGGTGTATGAGTTCTGCAGGCAGAGTAAATACCGATCGATCCTCTACCCCTCCCATGGTAAGGGCATCACGGCCAGCTCTGAGCCCCTCAATGCCAAGCATGTAAAAAAGCTGGGCAGAACGGTGGGTACCCATTGGCGCTTCGATCGTGCCAAGGATAGCCCCATCAGGCATATCCTCTACGATACCAATTTCTGGAAGAGCTTCTTTCACTCGAGGCTGGCCACAGAGCCTGGAACCTCGGGGAGCTTCGTTCTGTACCAGGCCCTCCCCCATGAGTTCTCAGGCCTGGCCAAGCATCTCAAGGCTGAATACTCGGTGAGAACCTCTGGCAAGGGGAGAGAGATAGATGAGTGGAAGCTCAAGCCAGATCGGCCCGATAATCACTGGCTGGATTGCCTGGTGGGCTGCCATGTGGCGGCCTCGGTGGAGGGCTGTAAGCTCTCGGTGGGCATCGGCAAGAAGGCCAGGCGATCCAAGGCCAGCAGCGTGGAAGGTATCGAGGGATCCCCACCTGGAGCACCACCAGAAACAAGCCCAGAGACCCAGCCCAAGCCCAAGCGATCCAGGAAGGTGGAGTACCTATGACGATCAAGAAGAGAGCCAGTATCACTATGCCTGTCTGCCCCCATTGCCAGCAGAGCTGTGGGACCAGGAAACAGGCTGGAGCCTTCCATACCTTTGAACATGATGGCCAGAGGATCAAGCTCTTCCATGTGAGGTGCAAGGGCTGTGAGGGCTCTTTCGTACTTCGGGAAATCTGGCCCGTTACTCCAGAACCTGGAGAGAATGAGGTTATTTGATTTTGAGATTTTCCGATCTCTGGTAATCCTTTAAGTATGAGCAGCCCAGAACGTCTCCAGAAACTCGAGTTTGCCAGGTCCATGGTTAAGGTGCTGGAAGAGCACCTGGCCAGCGGTGCTGGTGTTTTCATGGTTCAGATGGATGGCACAATGGTACAGTTCCAGAGAGCTGATGCTGTTAAGGAGCTGGAACATTGGCGTAAGCAGGTAACCAGGTACTCCAGGACTAAATCCCGATTCTCTACTTTTAACCTCGGCAATTCTCACGAATGATAGCGCAAACAAGAAACAGACTTTTCGGCCTGTTCGGGCGCTACATTGCTGGAGAGAGCAGCAATCAGCGCAGGGATCCAGGTACCCAGATCAAGAGCAGCGATGCTATCCTGGATACCACCAAGCGCCGTAGGGTTATCGAGGGGGCTCGGGATCTCTGGAGGAATTACTCTGTAGCGGCCTGGGCAGTTCGTAAACATCTGGATTTCGTCTCTACCTTCACCTTCCAGAGTTCGATCCCAGATCCTGCCTTCAATGCAGAGCTTGAGAGCCTGATGAGGTGGTACTCCAGGAGTTTGAATTGTGACCATTCGGGGAGGCATTCCTTCCGAAAAATGATTCGGCTGGCTGAAACCAGGAGGGTACTCGATGGGGATGTGTTCTTCGTCAAGTATGCCAGCGGTAAGCTCCAGGCCATCGAAGGGGATCGGGTCAGGGATCCATCCAGTAAGGCCAATGGAGAAAGATGGGTTCATGGCTGTAAGATCGGCAATAACGGCCAGCTCCAGAGGGCTGCCATCTGGAAAAGAAATCTCGATGGGAGCTACACGGAAGAGGGCTCGGTCTCGGCCGGTAATGTGATTCAGTTCGGGTACTTCGATAGCTTCGATCAATATCGAGGTGTTAGCCCTGTGGTGAGTTCGATCCCTGAATTCCAGGACTGCCTGGAGGTGAAAGACTATGCCAGGGCCAAGGCCAAGATCACCCAGTTATTTGCCCTGGCTATCACCAGGGAGATGGCGGATCAGGACGATGAGGAGGAGGCTGGTGGGTATACCATCGATCTCGGGAAAGGCCCTGTGAAAGTGGAGCTGGATCCTGGGGATAAGATGGAGTTCCTCGAGAGTAAGCATCCTTCCACAGAGTTCCAGGCTTTCCTCACCATGTGCCTCCAGTCTGCCCTCAAGGCCCTGGATATTCCCTGGAGCTTCTATGATGAGGCTTATACGAATTTCTTCGGGTCACGGTCTGCCCTGCTCCTCTACCTGAAAAGCGTGGAGGATAAAAGGGCTGATCTCCAGGAGATGCTGGATCGGATCACGGTATGGAAGATCCTCCAATGGGTGGCCCAGGGATACCTGAGCCTCCCCTCTGGATATGGGATCGAAGATCTGAGATGGGACTGGATCCCCTCGGGGCTCCCCTGGTGGGATGCCTCCAAGGAAATTGATGGGGATATCAAGGCCATCCAATCGAAACTTCGTACCAGGTCGGAAATCAGGCGGGAACGATACGGGGATGATTGGAAAGATGTGGTGAGGAAGCTCAGGGAGGAGGAGGACTTCCTCCAGGAGAACGGCTTCGATGACTCGGAGATGGCCACAATCACTCACGGCTCTGGAGTACCTCCAGAGCAACAGGAAACCAATGGAGAGGAATCTTCCGATGAATAATTTGTTTCGTACTTCGGTGCTTCGATCGGCTCCAGCTCGAGTGGATCGGGAAGCCAAGAGAATCAATGGCGTTAAGGTGATGCAGCTCGGGCGCGTGAATGACTCGAGGCCCTGGGAGGTGGATGAGGAGACCCTCAGGCAGATCGTCACTTTCGGCAACGCGCCGAATAAGGGAACGAAGGCCAGATTCACTCATCCTAGTATGTCAGATGATGGCTTCGGGAAGTACCTGGGCAGGTGGGAGAATTATCGTATCGAGGGGGATTCGGCTTATGCAGATCTCCAGCTATCCGATACCTCATTCTCCACCCCTAATGGGGATCTGGGAACCTACGTTATGGATATGGCAGAGGATGACCCTGAAGCCTTCGGGGTATCGGCTGCCACCAGCCTGGCTGGTGTGATGTATACGGAGGTGCCAGAGGGAAAGACTCTGCCTCTTCGGATCGATGGCCTCAGGGCTGTGGATTTCGTGGATGAGCCAGCGGCCACCAGGGGAGGGCTTTTCGATATGTCAACCCCAGCGGGTCTGCCAGCCCTGGCCACCTGGATAGTGGAAAATCATTTTTCTGATCGGGAGCCCAGAGAAGTGGTGGAAAGAATGTGCTCCTTTTTGTCCAAGCATTACGGAAGGGATATTATGAGCGAAGTGCTAGCAGGCGATGCTGCGGCCCAGGATACAGCTCCAGCTCCAGCCCCAGTGGTGGCTCCTGCTGGCCAGTTGTCAATGGATGCGGCCAAGCCTTATCTTGAGGCCTTCGGGGATCGTGGGGCCACCTGGTACCTCCAGGGGAAGAGCTTCAGCGATTGCCTGGCAATCGAGAATACAGAGCTGAAAAAAGAGCTTGAGGAATCGAAGGGTAAGTATGCCTCTCTCGAGTCTCGGCTCGAGGCAGCCCTCAAGGCCAGCGGCCATGAGGATGAGAAGGGCTTCAGCTCGAGCGATCCAGACTCTGGGTTAACCGATGCCCAGAAGGCCAAGCTCCAGAAGGCTGAGCAGCTGAAGGCCAAGGGGGCAGACCCTGTAGCGGCCAAGTTCGCGGCTGCCCTGAGCCCATCGACGAACTAAGCCAAGCGGCTTAGGTCTTTTTGTGTCCGTTTATAACTGAGTAACTCAATAGGAGTTTTGTAAGATGCCTGATGTATATTTGACAAGTGCCAACGTAGTCACTTTCAACAAGCTGGATATGGAGCTGATGCTCTCGGATGTGCTAGACCAGGCCCCAGTGGTGGCCCGTTTGGCGGCCCGTACTGTTCGTTCCAATACCTTCGTATACAGCAAGAAAACGGCCAACCCAGCGGTGGGCTTCCGTAATGTCAACGATGGTGTGGAAAACACTGTGGGAACCTATACCCAGGTGACCAATACTCTCCGGTTCCTCGATGCCAGCTTTGCTGTGGATGAAGCAGCGGCGCTGGTGGATGAGCGGGGTGTGGATCATATCATGGGTATCGAGGCGGCGGCCCACCTTCGGCAGGCCATGGCGGAAATCGAAGAGCAGATCTTCTATGGTACCACCACAGGCGGCCAGGCGACTGGCTTCGATGGCTTGGCCAACCAGGCCAACCTCAATGGTACCTCTGATGCCCAGGTGGTGAATGCCACAGGTACCACAGCTAACACTGGCTCCAGCGTTTGGCTGCTTCGTACTGGTGAGGAGGATCTCCAGCTTCTCTGGGGTAACCAGGGAGAAATCACCATCGGGGAGCGTGCTCGAGTCGAGCGGGCTGGATCGGTCCAGGGTCGGTACTGGGCTCTGGCCCATGCCATCCATGGCTGGTGTGGCCTGAAGATCGGCAACCTGTTTTCGGCTGTTCGTATCGCCAACCTCACGGCGGATTCTGGCAAGGGGTTAACCGATAGCCTCATCAGCCAGGCTATCGAGCGGTTCCCTGCCTCGGCTGGGCCTCAAATGATCGTGATGAATCGTCGATCTCTCGGCCAGCTCCAGCGATCCAGAACGGCCACCAACCCAACAGGCAACCCGGCTCCATTCCCTACGGAAGCCTTCGGGGTTCCTATCGTGGTTACCGATCGGATCCTATCCACTGAAGCCCTCCTTGGTGCCTAATGCCTAGCATGATGGAAGGGGCAGTACTGGCGGCCTATCGAGGCCTCCAGTCTGTTCATAATGTTGATATCGTTTATAGCAGGCCCAAAACCGGCCACAGCGTGAACCTCTCCAGGGTGGTACCTGGAAAGACTCCTCATGATGTGGTGAGTGAGGGCCAGCTCCTGGAGCGGCTCCAGTCTCGAGATTATCTTATCGAGGTGAGTAAGCTGATCCTGAATGGTGTCAACATACTTCCAGAGAAAGGCGATCGGATCACAGAGGGTAGCAAGGTATTTGCTATCCTCTCCAGTGGCGTAGATGCCATGTGGAAGTACACAGACCAGACCAGGCTGATAATCAGGGTTCATACAAAAGAATTATGAGCAGCAAGCCAGAACAGATAGCTGATGCGGTGCTTTCCTACCTAGCTGGTGGGAGCTATGCCTATACATTGGCGGTCTCGAAAAAGCTGGTGCCAGTGTATGATCGGAATCAGCTGGATGAGGGGTGGGAGGTTACTATCCATGTGGGTCCACAGACCAGGACCAAGCAGACCAGATCGGGTACGTTTTTGCGTATCTATCAGATCGGCATCGTAATCCGATACCAGCCTCCAGCCAATGAATCAGAGAATACCTCTGCGGCCAAGGTGCTCCAGGTGTCGGAAGAGGTGATGGATAATCTCCAGGGGTTCATGCCCCTGGGGGATTTCGTTCTGGAAGAGACAGAACAATCAGACCCATTCAGCCTCAGTAAGCAGGATGAAAGCGGGTATTACCTAACACAGATTTTCGCAAGATATAAAGGGTTTTAGTTATGCCTCATGTGCTCTCTGAGAATGCGAAGCTGTTTCGCAATACGGGGACTTTCGCCTCTCCCACCTGGGATGAGATTACACTCGTTAAGGATCTTTCGATCTCCCTCGATAAGGATGAGACAGACGTAACGGTTCGCGCGTCGGGTGGCTTCAAGGAGTTCGTGGATGGTATGATCGATGCCAGCCTGGAATTCTCGATGCTCTACGATGACACAGATACAGACTTCACGGCCCTTCGTACTGCGTTCTTCGCTAAGACCCAGGTGGAGGTGCTGGTACTGGATGGGGCAGCCACAGGGGCTGGGTCCACAGGGAACCAGGGCCTGAGGGCTCGGATGATGGTAAAAAGCATGACCAGGAATGAGAACCTCGGAGAGGCCCTCATGATGGATATCACCATGCGACCCGTTAAGAATTCCGATGGGCCTCCCACCTGGTTCATCGTTCCTTAATTCGTTCCGATTCTCTAGACCATTCGACAGGACAAAATGAGAAAGTTCACAGACTCAAAAGGCCAGAGCTGGGCTCTGGATGTTACGGCCGGGGTTCTCCTGGATATCAAAACGGATCTGGGGGTTAACCTCCTGGATAGCCCCGATGAGATGCCTACCAGTATCGAAATGATGGTGGAAATTCTCTGGGTGACCCTCAAGGATCAGGCGATCCAGAGGAATATGAGCCCCAGGGACTTTGCCAGCGTTCTGGGTGGGGATGCCCTTTTCGTGGCCTTCGATCTCTGGATGGCGGAGTGGGCTGATTTTTTCGGCCGCCTTTCTCCGGCTCGTACACAGCTCATCCGGGGAACATGGGGCAAAGCAAAAGAGCTGGAGGGGGGCAAGAGCAAGATTCTGGAGAAAGCCTTTTCATCCACCTCTGGAGACTGGCTGGAGCGGCTGGGGTCAATCCCAGGAGCTTTCGAGCCTGGGAGCTGATGGAGATGGCCAGGGGGGCCAAGCCTGAATTATTCATGGGCTCGGGCTCCTCCAGGAAAGACAAGAAGAAAACCAGGATCCCCCTCACCAAGGGGAGTATCTCGGCCCTGCAGATTTTCCTACCCTCCCAACCTGGAGCGCCTCAATAGATGCCATCGGTAAGCATGAAGGGCAACTTCAAGCAGATCATGAGGATGAGAGACAAGGCCATAGCCAGGGCTGATAAGGCCACGGTGAAGGCCCTCGATAGGTTCGGGGCCATCGTGCGACAGGATGCCAAGAAGGCCATCGGCTCCCCGGCTCGAGGGCCTAAATTCTCTGATAAGGAAGTGTGGGTGGAAACAGAGCTGTTTCCAGGCCTTTCTGCTGAGATTCCCAAAACGATTCGGGTCATGACTCCGGCCCCCAAGCCCAGGCCACCAGGCCAGCCCCCCAAGGCTCGGATCAATCACGAATTCGCAAGCCTTCGGAATATCCGATATATCAGCAACTATTCTAAGGGCTCGGTGAGGATCGGCTTCTGGGATATCGGGGGGATCACCTACGGGGGAAAGACTGTACCAGACTTGCATGAATTCGGCCTGAGCTATACGGCCAAGGTTCTTTACATGCCTGTTGATACTGTCACCACTAAGGATATCAAGAGGATCAAGGGTAAGAATAAAATCGTACAGACCCAGCTCAGGCTGGTGGAGACTGATAAGGGAAAGTCTATGTCTTTCCGAATGCCCAAGCGGCCCACCATGGGGCCTGTATTCAAGAAACAAAAGAAGAAAGCCAGCAAGATCTGGGCAGAATTCTACAAAGCCAGAAGAGGTAAGAAATGAGCGGTGAGCTAGCTGGGAATGCTTATGTAGAAATGTATGTGAAGGGGAAGGAAGCCTTTGCCAAGGCCTTCACCCAGATGCAGGCAAGCGTGAAGATGTTCGCGGCCAATGTGGGGCGCGTCGGTGGGATCGGTTTTAAAGGGATCACAGGATCCTTGGGGGCTGCTAAGAATCTCCTGGGTTCCATGGTCGGCCAGGCTGGAGCCCTCGGGGCTGCCCTGGGCTTGGCGTTCTCTTTCGGCAATGCCATCAGAGCGGCCAGCGATCTCCAGGAGACTATGAATAAGTTCAACGTAGTATTCGGTGACCAGGCCAAGAGTATGGAGGAGTGGGGTACGGCCTTCTCCAAGCAGATGGGCAGATCGAAAAGCCAGGTGATGAAGTTCATGGCTGATATGCAGGGCTTCGTGGTTCCCATGGGGGTGGATCCAGGCCAGGCCCAGCAGATGAGCCAGGCCCTCACCCAGCTCTCTTTCGATCTGGCCAGCTTTAACAATGTCTCGGATGATGAAGCCTTCTCGGCCCTGATGAGCGCCATCAGTGGAGAGGCTGAGCCCATGAAACGGTTTGGGGTTATCGTTAATGAAACAGCGGTGAAGGCTGAGCTTCTCAAGAGAGGCCTAGATCCCACCACAGCCACGGAATCCCAGAAGGCCATGGCCAGGTACAATATCATCCTGGAAGGGACCAAGCTGGCCCAGGGGGATGTGGAGCGCTCGAGCGGATCCTATGCCAACAGGCTCAAGGCCCTCCAGGGTGCTTTCGAAGATCTCTCGGCCAAGATCGGTACTTTATTCCTCCCCTATGCTGAGGCCTTGCTGGCTTGGCTCAAGGATCTGGTAGAGCAGATGGGAGGGGCCACCTCCAGCGTGGATGGTATGTCTGGATCCATGGAGAATATGAGCGGTTCTATGGGTGGTGTGATGACCATCGTAGGGGGCCTGGTGAAGTTCTGGAATGCCCTGGGCTTCGTTGTTAATGGGGCTCTCTACCTGCTTCGGAAGTTCTTCTCTCTGATGATCGAGGTGGCGCAGTTCGCCACGGATAACCCGGTAACCAAGGCTATCTTCGGGACTGAGAATATTAGCAACGCCACAGGAGCCTTGCAGGCTGCCCAGGATGAGCTGGAGAAAGGGGCTGCTGATTCCTGGGATGCCATGAATAAGAATATCGACGTATTCGGGGAGAATGGCGTCCAGAATTGGATGGATGGCTTCGGGGAGTCTCTCAAGAAGGCTGGGGATAAATTCAAGGCAGAGACTGCCAAGGCCCAGATCCTCGAGGGGGGAGCCCCTCCAGAGCCTCCAGAGGGGGCTCCAGTGGATGTGGGGGCTGATGATCCCCAAGATATCAACATAGCCAAAACCCTCACAGTTAAGAATGAGACAGAGCCCAAGGCCTCGGCCACCCCTCCCCAACCTGGAGCACCTGATAAGAAAAAGGTCTCGGCGGATCTGAGCCAGATCACGGACTTAGGCCCCCAGAACGTCACAGAGAAAGATCTGGCCAAGGTGCGCAAGGCTGAGCTGGATGCCCAGATCGAAGCCCTCAAGGAGAAGGCCCAGGAGGTGGCCAACCCCCAGGCGATCGAGGCCAACAGTATGGCAGCATTCGAGCGGTTCAGGGAGAACCAGCAGAACGAAGCCAAGAAACTGGCAGAGAATCAAATCAAGAAACTGGAGCAGATCAGGAAAGCTCTGGAAGATCCTAACACTATGATAGCAGCGGTGGGCTAAATATGAGCGCAGTTATAGGGCTGAGAGTAGGGCCTAACTCCAGGGATACCTGGAATGAATCCCAGTTAAGAATTGATACCACCCATACGGCTGTTTATACGGTTCTCATGACCAATGGAACAGGCCTTACTGGTGGGCTCAATGAATCGGCCAGGGAAAATACGGTGGCCAATGTCCTGGGGGTTCCTCGGATCGGTACCGATAGCCCCATCCTGCCTGGTGCTGTCTGTGTCGATCGGGAAATCAGTGAAGTAGGCCCAGCCCTCTGGGAGGTCACAGCGACTTTCGATAACAAGGTTAGAAAGGCTGATGAGTCTTTCGATGGATCGGAAGAAAAGGAGCCCTGGGATCTGGAGCCCACCTGGAGCTGGTCTGCTGAAACCATCGAAGTACCGATGACCTACGAAGTACCTCTCCCAGGCGACAATCCCAGGGCCATCACGGCTTCCACTGGGGAGCCCCTCGGAGTGTTAACCAAGCCTATCAGCGTACCTATTTTGACGATACGAAGGGCAGAGCTGGGCTTCGATAAGAATAAGATCCTGGAGTTCACCAACCATACTAACTCCTCGAGCTTCTGGGATAGCGACAATGAGAGCGTTCTCTGTGCTTCGATCACGGCTAACCCGGAAAAGAAGTACACTCAAAAGTATTGGATGGTGGAATATATCTTCAAGTTCTCCCCATTGGAGGA